GCGTTCATTGTCTTGATTGTGGCCAGGGCCTGGCCAGCTGCTGCGGTCAACTGAGGCGTCAACTCGCCGGGCCATTCAATCGCCATCCTGACGGCTAGATTGTAGACCAGCGCCTCATAGTAGCCGGGCGGGAAGGAGTAAGAATTTGCAATGGCGAGGAAATTGAGCTGCGTCCATGTATAAAACGCGATCTGGAGCGTGCTGACGTTCGGAATCGGCCACAGATTGATATTGCGGAAAGGGAAGCTGTTGTCATCCCATACCATTGTGGGCAATGCGCCGGTAATGCCCTTTACCGGTATCGCCTGCCACTGCTGGAATGTGGCGCTACCGAGAGGCAGTTCGAGCGGCTGCTGGGGATTGGCGAGGCTTATGACGCCATATCCATCGATCCTCGGGGGGCGGGCGGTATTGAAGTCCGCGCCACCGGGCCCGAACTGGTATGTCTGCTGCCCCGAGACGAGGTTGAAAACCTGCCGCTGGATGACGAAGATTAGATTCCGCTGGGCATTCCACGAATCCAGCATCCCATTGGCCATCATCAAGGCGTCATTCGCATCGGCGAACACGAATTGCTCGCCCGATGCAAGGATATGGGCAGCGCGCCCGGCCCGATTGATGATGTCGAGGCCTGTGAACTGGACCGCCCCCGCAGGAGCACTGGGAGTTTCAGGTGCGACCGGTACCAGCGATAGCGACTGATCTGTCTCGTTGACAGTGAGGTTATAGCTATTACCGGCCTGATCCTGAAGAATGATTCCCATCTAGAGGTTATCCGAGTCCTTTTTCTGCTCAGTGTAGCTCAGGTGCGCGAGGTTCTTGTAATCCATCCAGCCGATCTTCTTCAGATCCGCCTCGCGCGCGGGACTTTCCGCGATCTTGGTGCGGTTGCCCTTCTCCCATACCGCATGAGCTCCGTTGAACAGGTCTAGGGCGTTCTGGTACTGCTCGGGGCTCGAAGCTCCCTTTGCGAACTGATTGATCGTTGGCTCGGGATTCTTGCCGTAATCGGGGTGATACAGCATCTTCGGGTGCTGGTTCTCCGCTGGATCGAACGCAGCCGGGATATATGCCATAACCTTGTTCCCGTCTTCATCGATGGCCATGCCGTAGGTATGGTTTCCCTTGGCGTGCTCGAGAGTGGCCGGAACATGGACGGTTTGAAGCTTTTTCCTCACGACGAATGTCTGCCCTTCAATCTTCTCGCCGGGCTGGCGCAACTGCTGTGCAGTAAGAGGCACCGTATTCTCCAAATCTAGGGCGGCTGGTTAGACCGCCCCGAGGTTGAGGGTTAGTAGGACGAGCCGAACTTCTGCGTTACCGGATCATATACCCAATACATGATCTTCCCGGCCACAGCGGTCGTAGCATTGGCAATATTTCCGGTAGCCGTCGAAGTGAAGGCTCCTGTCGGCACGATAGCGAATACGCACGTCCCAACCGTGGAGGCTGCGAGAGGGGTTTGGCCAGCGCATCCTACAGGAAGGGTAAAAGACGTGATCGCGCCGGTTGAGACGCTAAACATCGAACTGGGAACAGCCACCGCGCCGGCACCGGAAAGAGTTCCACCGTTGGGAGCCCCGGCTACAAAGAACAGCGGATTGTTGAATCCGGGAGTCCATGTACCAGTCTGCGCCGAGCAAATCCACTGCGCGCCTGTGATGATGTTCACCCAAGGCGTCAACAGCGTGTTTGCGGCCGTGCAAGCCGCTCCGCTACCTCCCGGAGGATCGGAAGCCTGTAGCCCACCGGATCCGGTTGTCTGCGGAGCATTGGTCTGGATAAGCGCCATTGCTCCCAGAGCATGAACTGCCGCCCTGGTTCCCTGCTGGGCCCGGAGCACATTGAACACGGTGGTTTGACCGGTCACGGCGCTGAGGATGCCAAACAGTTCCTGGTCGATATAAACGAAAGTCTGCGGCTGGCCATTGTTCGCGACGTTGATACCAGTGGCAGATGTGAGGCTCAGGGTTGTGTTGTAGCTGCCGCCACCCTGCCCGGAGCCGCCACCGGCGCCTCCGACAGTAATAGCAGCGGCAAGCGTGGTTTGCGTCAAGGCCGTCTGGGCGTAAGAGCTCCCAGCCAGACCGAAGGCGATTGCGAGTAATGCAAGAATCTTTTTCACGTGTTTCGTCTCCTTTGCTGTGAATTCTTACGACGCGATGCGAGTGGCCAATTCGGGGTAAAGCGTGGTCCATCCATACAGGATGTCCAAGCGGGTGGGGAACCGGTCCGTGTTGATGTCGTAGGCGCGCACCAGGCGGATCGAGCAGCCCAGTTGCTTGTCGTTGACGCGGTCGGCGATATCCACACCACCAGGCAAAGGCAGGTCTGCGCAACCGAAGGCGAAAGCATCCTTATGGAATGCCAGGCCGCGGGGCGAAGAGGTTCCTGAAGTCCCCTGGATGTTGATGGCCGCGCCGTTGGTCGGCGAAGCGGTCACGGTCTGGAAGGGACCAGCAAGGATGATTCCCAGGCCGCCCGGCCCAGAGATCGGGATGGTTGCCACGCCAGATCCGTTGGCCACAACGTTCTGGGTGACCACGAACTGACGCAGGGAGCCGGTTGACTGCTTGTTCTGTGGATTGACCGCAAATGTCCCCTGGAAGCTCACCACATCGCCCTGGTTGAGGATTGCAGCGTTCGCAGTCCACCCAGAGGTAGTGATGGCAGATCCGGTCTGGTTGGCGGCATTGATCGTGCCCACAACCCCGCCGTAAGCGCCAACGGTCTGAACGCGAACGTTCTGATCCATTGACCACTTGAAGCCGATGGTTCGACCCATCGTGCCCTCTGAGTACTGCTTTTCGATGTCCGAAGCGTCATGGAACAGGCCCTTGAGCGCATCGACAATAACCGCCTGCATCGCCGGCGAGACGACCAGAGCGCGGTCCTTGTCGCGGGGCGCCGCTTCCTCGTCCAGTCTCTGTCCGGCCTGAAGGTAGGTCAGCAACTGGTTGGGAACCGTGCCGGGGGTGCCGATTTCGTTGTAGACATTGAGGTATTGGCTCAAGCCATCGAAATCGATACCGTTGGCCACATTTGCGATGGCCGGCATGATGAAGCGCTCGGAGAAGTCATCGATCGACAGCGCCAGATCCTGAGAGCTGAAGATGATGTCGACGCCGCGCTGCACATTGAGGGTCAACGGGACGCTGGTTTCGGTCGCATCTTCAAGCTGGAGAGCCTGACCAACGCGGCCGACATATCTCGGGGGCTTGCGGATGTTCAGCACCGTGCCGATTTTGGCTCCAGCCCGGCCGTATTCGTCGTCGAAGTCCCGGCGAACATACTTTGTGAAAGTCAGGTTGTTCTCGAGAACACGCAAGGCCTCCCGCGTGATCATAGAAATTGTTAATAGGGTGTTTGCCAAGGTGTTCTCCTAGAGCTCAGCGGGCGGCACGATATCGCTTGTAATCCTGATACGACATCTGTCCCGGCTCCACATTTGATCCTGTTGCACCGCTGCCCACCGGCCGGATAGGCTGAGGGGCTTGCGATGAGGGTTTGGGCTTGGGAGCGGAAGGGGCTTTCAGTTTGTCCGAGATGCGTGCAATGGCCGCAATGGCCTGCATGGGGCGCAAATCATTGAGCTTTTTCGCTTCCTCGGTATGATTCGCCAGATAATAGACGATATCCGCCGAATTCGGTTGTTCGACGATGGCCAAAGCTGCACTCTGAGGAATGGTTATATCCCCAAAAGTCTTTGAAATTTCATCGAAGTCATCGTATTTGGCTCTCGCCTCGGAAAGTCGGTTGTTGTGCGCATCCCAAAGTTCGCGGGTTTCCTGCTGCTTGGCTGTTGACTGCTCGGCTTGGCGTTCACGCTCACGCTTCCAATCGGCCCGGGCATCGAACCAATCGTTAACGTTCTCGAAATCCTCAATCTTTGGCTCGCCGGGTTTCGCTGCTGGCTTGGCAGGCTGCGTGGTAGTCGTAGTCTGCTTGCTCTTGATGCTATTCAGCTCAGCTTCTAACTCGGCGGCTCTGGCTTCCACTTGCTTGTTTCTCGCCGTAAGCCTGTCAACGCGCTTCTGCCATCCGCTATGGGATTCGCCTTTCTGTCTCTCCGGTTTCTGCTCCGTGGTAACCGGCTCCGACTCGGTTTCAGTTTTGCCCTCTGCGGGCTCGGATTCTTCCGTTTCCTCCAGCTTCACAAAGGGCTCGCGCCAGTTGTCGCCGGCAGCGTGCTCAAGTTCCGCTTGGGAGGATGTCGTTGAGGCAATGGTGATTACTTTTTCAGGCATGGAATTTTCTCTCCATTGGGATCGATTAACACTTGCGGGAAATCTTCACGGTTGCATTGACAGCGTTTGCATTGGCCGTGGTGCACTGGATTGAAATGAATGTGCCAATAAACTGGGGAACGTCGATGCGCGCCACGTTCGAAGTATTGACGGTTGTCACAGCATCGGTGCCGACCTCGATGTAATTCCCCTGGAGGTCGGTGTCGGCCTCCATGACGGTAAAGGAGAATGCACCGGGCGCCGCGGCGAAAGAAATCTCTACCGATAGGGCAGGAATTGTGTTCCGCTCTGTGCCAAGTACCTCGAACTGCTGCGACAAAGCCCCAGTAGCCGGATTCTCGGTGCTGAATGCCAGTTGCTGTTGCCCTGGATTGAGGGCGGGCGCGGGCGCAATCGTGTTATATGCCGGCATTCGGCTCTCCTTGCGGCTGTGCCGCCTGTTGCTGCTGCATCTGTTGACCGGCGTCCTGCGATGACTGCGCGGACTGGTTCTGTGCTACCTGCTGGCCCTGCTGCAGAGCCTGTCCATGCTCCAGCTGGCTCATCGCGGTATCGTGCGCCGCATTGTGCAGCTCGGACCACACCTG